GGTAGCACCTGTGGATCCCTGTGGTCCTGTAGATCCTTGTATACCAGTAGCGCCGGTTGATCCGGTTGATCCAATATTACCTTGTGGACCAGTTGCGCCTGTGCTACCTGTGCTACCTATATTACCCTGAATACCTGTTGCACCTGTGGCACCTAATCCCGTTGCACCTTGTGATCCCGTTGCGCCTGCAGGTCCAGTGGCACCAGTAGGTCCGGTTGAACCCCTAGCACCAGTGGCACCAGGGACAGGAGTATTTTGAAAGATTGTGGCTTCAGTGTTAAGAACAACTGAAGTTGCGGTGTTAGTAACTGTAACTACATCTCGTGTTTCACTAACAGAGATTACAGGTTGGCTAACACTTACATTAAGTGTATAGCCCATGTTATGCTCCTACAACAATCGGTGTATAGGTGCCTTCTAATACAGGATCTCCTGGAGTAACACCTGGCTCCCAGGACATTAACACGGCAAAACGATGTGTATTGATCTGAGGTGGTGTTGAATTATCAGTCCAAGTAAATCCAGTAATGGTAATTGGAGTATGGCTACGAGCATCAGGAATAACTGGACCTGTGTATAATCCACCTGGAATTGTCACTGCTACTGTGCCACTTGAAGCATTTAATACTGTCACGTAGGTGCTTGTTGAGATATTTCCTTTAGGAAATGTGCCAATCAGTTTGGTTCCGGAGAAGTTAGGTTCACCTGTGTTTCTATCATAGGCAATAGTATCTGCTACCACTGTTTGATAGTCCAGCATGAATGACCATCCTGTGATGTTTTGTCCAAAGTTATAAACTACGGTCTTTTGTGTTGAGGGGAATGCGATTTCAACTTGAATGTTGTCCGCACCGCCAATATATTGGCTAAAGTCTAATGTTGCCACGATGTTTTCTCCTAAGGGCTAAAAGACAAGGACTAAGGCCCTTGTCAGTTTGAGTATTTACTGTAATATCTGTTTTATGGTTTATATAATACGATATACTATAGAATTTGATGAGGTAGACATAAAGTAAGTATCAGTCTCATCTACATAAGCAACTTGTCCTGAATAGTATTCTGAAGATCCGCCTATTTGGTATTCTCCTAACACAGTATTTGCGCCCGGACTTAAAGTAAATTGACAAACCCTATTAATCATAGTTGCTGTTGCACTGGTAAAGGTGCCAGCCGGAACATATGCAATATCTAGTGCTAATTTAATTTCATCAATAAATTCACCTCCATATGTTTCAACAGTAGGTCTATAAGGAATTTGTTGTAAAGTAATAACTTTACCATTCCAATAGTCATTTGGACAAGTTAATGTGTAATGGAAATAAGTTCCTTGGCCATTACTACGATTTGCATTGTCATGCACATCAGAAGATGTCAATATTCCTAAAGGTGGACGACGATCTTTTGAACTATCAACATTGACTATGTTACTTGAAGTAGTGTGATAATCACTATCCTCGGTGAATCTAACTTGATAAGCATGACTACCTAATGTAAGAGTTTGACTACTTGTTGTAATAGAAGTCAATGTTCCAGTATAGGTAAATGTAACCCATGGTTGACCATTATCTAAAATTGTCACAGGCTTAGCAACATTAAAGGTAGATGTTGATCTAACATTAAATGTAAGATTATTTGGTCTATACACTGTAGAAGTTCCTTGAGTATCTAATACTAAAGATATTCTAGTTTTATCAATTGTTATAGTTGATGTATTGCTTAGGATTGAATTGTATGCCCAATCCTGTTCAAATTGTGCTTGTAGTAAATGTGTTCCAGTTGATAATGATCTAGTATCGAGTAAGAAGTTAGTCAATGTTCCATTAACTACCGCAGTAGAATTAAATGCACCTCCATCTAATAGATTTAACGATCGACCGTTCCAATAGGTGCTGGTTGATGTAGCCTGTAGAGTAAATGTATTTGGTCTATAGAATGTGCTACTATTTCCATTTAGTGTTATAGAACTTGATCTTCTAGTTCTAGCAGTGAACGGAATAGTTATAGTTGCTGTAGTATTCCAATAATCTCCAAGATATTGAACTGTCAAAGTTCGTGTTCCACTATCAATGACACTGACCGGACTCCAACTAAATTGTTGACTAACTTTTACATCTGCAATTGATGCTAACAATGTAGCACCATCATATAATTTTGCAGGACCTGTTGGAGCATGATAGACTCCAGATATACTTAAAGTAGCATAGGCAGTTGGATTGATTGTGCCATCTAAATTATGGTAATAGAAATCTGGAGCAACAGTAGAAAGGTTAGGTCCGGTTCTATTAATAATACTTAATGATGTAGAACTTGTTGCTGGATAATATTTTGGTATGACACTGGTTCCACCATAAGATGCAGTAATAGTATTAGTTCCAGCGGTAATAATGCCTGCAGGAACTGTTATTGAAGCAATATTATTAATAAAAGTAGATGTTCCTAATGTTGTAGCACCATTCTTAAATGTAACTGATCCTCTATCAACATTATTAAATGTTGTGCCGGTTACAACAATGGTAGCAGTTAATATTGTTTGCGTGCCAATTGAATTTGGATTTTCTCCAACTCTTAATGTTAAACTGGTTATGCGTTGTGCAAGATCAACAAAGATAGACGATGTGTTGGCAGTTTTTCCAACATACAATCTATTATCATCAATATATCCACCACTCCATAAAGCACTGATGGTATAAGTTCCACTTGATGCAGGAGCAGGTGCAGTCAATACTGCCTGATTAGTTGTGCTGTTCCATTGTGCAGTTCCTAGATTCAATGCATTGGCATAGAATGTCATTGTGCCTCTCATGCCGCTTGATGTAGTAACTGCGGCAGTGATAGTCAACGGCTCGTCTATAACTCTGACTAGACTTGGGCTTAGAGTAATAGGTTGTGTCAATGTATAGCCATCTAGAACTGTGAGGTTAGTTACAGTAGAACTGGTTGTTGCATAGAAGTTGCCTCCGATGTCGCCACCATGCCATATTGCCTGAACAGCATAAGTTCCACTGTTGGAAAATACGGTTGTGGTTGTTGCACTATTGTTAATCCATGGAGCACTAAAGTTCTCAACTCCATTGATTGCAAAATAGGCCAAACCTGTCATCTGTCTACTTGTGGTTATGTTAGCAGTAAATCTCTGTGTTTCGCCTTTGACATAAGGTGTTGTTGTGCCTTTATAACTGTCATTGGTAACAGATAATCTTAGAGCCGCACCAATGTTCAAGCCTTCATTGACAACCAAGGATACTGATTCACTGCGTGTTGAATAGAATTTAGGTTCTTCAGCCGATCCAGCATAATAAGCATAGACAGCGTGTGTGCCTGTCATGATGTAACGATTGCTGGTTGTGGCCACATCATTGATGATAGGAGCACGACCAACCACAACATCGTCTGCGTAGAACACTACTTCTCCAGGCACCAATGGTTCGCCTGTCAATTGATGGAACGTGGCAGTGAAATATGTTGGAGCACTGAATGCCGTTGGATTTGGAACAACTGCCACAGATAATCTTGATGGAGTTTCTTTAGCCACCACTGTCCAGGAAGCAGTTGAACTGGCCACTGGAATAAATCTCGGATGTGCCGCAGAATTACCATCCCATTCTGCTTTAAACACGGTTGATCCAACTGCTTCAAAGTTTCTATATATGTAAGTGGCAGTGGTCCCAACAATAGGTGCAGTGTATAATTCAACACCATCACGATAGAATACCACTGAGCCAGGATAATTAGCGGCACCATTAGTTAAACTAGCAGTCAGTGTAATGTAGCCTTCCTGGAACACACCATGATTAGGTGATACAGTCAAATTCAAAGTAGTTCCTGAAACAGTTCCAGATGAAATTGCATAATTGGTTGAAGTAGAAAATCCTTGATATTTGGTTCCTCCAATAAGTCCACCCGGCCATTTAACTGTGATATTGTGTGTGCCAGCAGTCAATTGATCAGTAGAAAAACTGGCATGATTTTGAACAAGCGGAACTGAACCAATCTGTTGATTGCCATCATAAAACAATAAACTGCCACCTAAGAAACTGGTTACATTGGTAATGGTTGCAAAGAATGTGGCAGTTCCTTCTCCTGCCACTAGACTTCCGCTGGCTGGGCTAGGAATTAGTGTCAATCGACCTCCTATGTTGACTCCGGTATTGGTCACAGTTAAACTAATCAAATTGGCCTGTGTTGTCTTGGCAACAAATGGACCATCTCCTGGCCATTCTGCCCATAACTGCCATTGTCCATTCGGTAAATTGTTTAGAACAAATGGTGCTTGAACAGTATCAATAAATGAACTGGTTGTGGCAATGGTTTGATTGGTATCAGGATTGAAAGCATAAAGTGTGACAGGTGAAGTTTTATAATAGGCCGCATCACTTAGAGCCTTGACAATGATAGGTTGTCCTAAAACTGAAGTAGTGGTGCTGGCAATCAAACCCAACTTGCTTTGTTTATATTTGGCTGGTGTAGGAGGAACTGCTCCATTTTGACTTGCTGGTTTAAAATTAATTGGCATATATGTTCCTTAGATCCAGGTAATTTGAAATTGATGTGATTCTAATGTAGTAACCACATTGCCTGCGTTTTTAGCGGCACCATTCACTACTTCATTTAGTTTCAATGTGACAATATAAGGTGCACCTTGGGTAAAGGTGATAGATTTATTGCCATCACCATTGTCATTGATCATACTGCCTTCTGCCCAATCAACTAGACCTGGGCTTGCAGGATTGCCACTGCCATAATTGCCATGCGGTGCTAGAATGCCAATGACATCTTGATTGACTCCATAGTTATAGGTTGAATAATGCACATAGCCTCCAGGCAGATTGATTTCCCATTGCAATTCATGTGCAGGATCAGCCAAGGTATATCCATCATACTGTGTGAATAAGCCACCTGTTTTGGTAACAACCTTGAATTGCATATTGCTACCGGATGTTGGTGTTCCATGCCCACCGTTACCATCATCCCAATCACCCTGCACCACGCTATAAGGTGATTGTATCAGCAATGAAGGCTCTGAAGTGGCTGTTGTGGCAGTATTGACGTAGCCTTGTGTTGCTGGATTTCTACCATAAACACTATATGTAATCTTCCAAGTTCCACCAGTTGCACTACCTGTGCTGGTTGATCCACCTCTGATGTTAGTGGCAGTGGTCCAACTGGTTATGCAACCTGGACCAAAACTTAGACCAATATTGCTGTTCACAGTGGGTAAACTGGAATTAGCAGGTGGATTACATAATTGCACTGTGCTGATTGCCCTCTTGTCACCTACTGTGGCAAATGCACATAGTTTAGGACTGAATGCAATGCTTCGCAGAGTTGCAGTAGTTCCGCTTTGTGATCTTTGCCATGTTCTAGTATAATCATCAGTGTAGGCTATGTGTCCACCCTCACCAACAGCCATGAAATAGCCATTGCCATATTCTACATCATACCAATTGGCACCAGGCCAACCTGTTGATTTTACCTGCCAATTGACAGCATTGGTGCTGATATAAACACGATCATTGTCACCAACAGCCACCCATAGGCCATTACCATAGGCAATACCTCTAATGGCTGAACTGGTTGTGACAGCAGTGGTCCAAGTGTTGATATAGTTGCTGTTTCTTGTGCTCTTGTAGATCACACCGCGTGTTGTGCTGGTGTTTTCATAACCAACCACACATATTCGATAATTGCTGGTAGTTCCTGGTGTTATGTCAGTTGCGGCTTTGGTAAAATTAGTCTGCTTGCAGAAACTGGTTTCAACTGTGACTGCGGTGCTGACTGAAGCAGTGGTCAAGAATGAACTAGGACTACTTTGATATAGATAGATATCAGTTGATGTGCTGGCCGCATTGGTGTAACCAAAGTCTAGATAAAGAGCATCAGTTAAAATACTACCTGTTGAATAGAAAACCTGTGTGAAACCATTCTGTCGGCCTGTTCTGCTGGCATTGTTTGATTTGATCTCAGGACCTGTTTGATCTAACGCATCTGAGCACCATCCACAACCTGCGCTGTCTGTTCTGCCTTCAACGCCCCATTTGATAGACTGTTTGGTTAGATCATTATTGGTATCGCTGGCGAAATAGATCAAACCACTGCCTGGTAAGTCTGCACTTTGAATGGCAACACCTGCATTGTTGGTTTCAATGCCAAAATTATTGTTTAGGTCAACCCAATTGTCTCCATCACGACTGCGAACAATAAATCCCTGTCCATTAGATATGACATTTCCACTATTGGTAGCGTAACCAAAGGCAATGAACGCACTTTGATCTGATGGATTACCTTTCTTGAGATCACTAGCACTCCATAACACACGAGTAAAGTTTTCAGTGTTCAATTGAATAGGACGTATTGGTTCTAGACTAATTGTAACTGTGCCTTCACCATTGTTGTTAAGATAAATGCCGGGACCTGCAATGATTTTATTGACTGTGCCTGCATTATTTTGTGTTGCATCACCTGCGGCATTTGGCACATTCAATACTGCTGTAGTTTTGGCGCCACCTAGATTTTTACTATCACCGGTGAATTTAATTGTGAATGGAACTTGTCCAGCATCACAACAATCTACTACCTGTGTAAATCTAACTTGATTGTTGCCATCAACTGTGGCATTTTTAATAATCTTACCACCTGGACCAATAAGATTTACTGAGCCTGGAAGAACACTAGATTTTATTGTAGTTGAATTTGAGGAACCCGTTCCACCCGGATTGAATTTGTCTGTATTATTACTCATAATGTTTAACCGAATAGGTCTCCAAAATCATCAAAACTAAAGTCACCACCTGTATTGTCATTACTGGCATAAAATGGTTCAGTATCGTATCCATCAAAATTGATATATTCGTCGCTGGCAATTGATCCTGGGTCTGGAGTCACATCAGCAACAACTACAAATTCATCACCAGGTTGTGGTTGATTATCATCGCCATAAGGTTCACCAGTATTGGGATCATTCATGGCCACATTGGGATCAAACACATCATCATTGGGAGGTGCATCATTGCCACCTGCAGGGGTTTTTAGAAAGTCAGGAAGAAAGTCATCAAAATAACCTTTCTTATATCCTGCATAGGCCGCGGCAGCACCTAGTCCAACTAAGGCTGTTGTGCCCAATGTGTCAAAGAATCCGCCACTATTACTGCCACCTGTTTTCTGTGGATCACCAGTAGTAACCTTACTGCCACTGATAGTTCCATCTAAAATCTGTGTGCCTGTGACTGCTGTTCCTGTTGTTGACCAAGTAAATGAACTGGTTGAATTAAATCCTGGAGGTGGTGTTCCCGGTGCATCCCATGTTGTGCCCGTTGAAGCATCTGAGAACTCACTTACTGAATTTGTGCCTTCTGCACGAGTTCTCCACCAATAGTTTCCACTAGGCAAATAAACACGAGTCTGTTCATAAAAGATATTGTTAGCATCATCAGTGTGCGGATATAAACTACCACCGTTATAATATTGTGTATTATATAACACATAATTATTACTTGGGATTAGTTCAGCACCTTTAACGCTATACCAAAACTCTAAAGCACGAACATTGCCCTGAACTGGTATGTTGCCCTGCACCACATAACTGCCTGACGTTGAATCAATCAGTGTGTAAGGAATAATAGGACGATCCGGCTTGCTGATATAGTTTACATCTGTAATGCCACTGAAACTTTCACTTGAGAAATAATGTGGATTGGTTGTTGTGTAGACTTGATCATTATAACTCATAGCACTGATCTGTGCTGTCAAGAATCCATTCTCATCTTTGCTTTCACGCACCTGTGTCACACGGAATGGTTTACCTGGATAGGTGCCAAGTCCATAGTTCTTAGTTGACCAACCATACCATTCATGATTGACAGCAATAATATCACCTGCATCAATTTGTATACCACTGTAGTCCATTGTGAAACTGATGTTTAGGTCACTGCGGCTTGAGAACAATCTCTTATAACCAATATAAGTGGCCTGTAGACTGTTGTTGCAGAATGGCAGACTTAGGCTTAATTCATTGTTAGGCTCATTGGCAAATCGTTGTGTGTTGTCCAACTCATAGTATCTATAGTCAGTTTGATCTCTCAATAGAATGTTAGGGAATTGAACATTGATAGAATTGTAAGTAGAATGTAGGTCTAATGGATCAATTGATATGCCACCTAAGATGTTGTCACTGGTTACTGTTCGCATGGTTGCAGTAGTCAATCCGCTTTCTTCTAGACTGCGGTTCATTAAGACACCCCACTTGCCCACTTCCTCATTCCATTGCACCCACGAATCTGCTGAATCTGCTAATAATACTAGATTGTTTAAGCAATTTTGGTTAGTGTCAACTTGTCCATTGATTTTATAACGGGTGCCACTGTGATAGCCGCCATCTGTATTGATCAGTTGATGTGTTTCACTACTATAGGTATTTAGGTCATCAAATTGATCAGTGTTGATAGCCGTAGCATCAACTCCACAGCCATAGCGGGCGTTTTGTAGATAGTCTCGCATGACATCGCCCGGTGCCGATAGTGTATTATTAACTAGGGCTTTAATTTCACCTAGTCCAGTTACACCGTGATCGCTGTCATAGTTGATGCGAACCACAGCAAATACTGTTTTAGTCATTAGGTTATCGTCAGTCCATTGCTGTGCAGGATCAATGCCCGCATCTTTCAAAACATCAATGGCAGTGACATCAGTTGTTTTAGTAAAGCCTGTGCCATTCTCATCAATGCAGTGATGTTCTGTGCCAGTGACCAATGAACCATCACGATAGAACCACATGGCAATCTTACCAGCAACGCCTGTCACTGTGGTATTGTCCTGTGGATTATACCAACCGCGGATCTCATTGGGATTGGCTGGATCAAATATCAATATCTTGTCATCCCAATAGACTTGATCAAAACTCACTGTGCCTGAGTCAGTAGTTTCACTGAATGCTAATACATACCACATGGTCTGTTGGTCTGTTGACATCTTGACATCAACAATTATGGGACTGGTCCAACTCTGCCCATAGACAATGGGCAGTTTGTTGTCAGTGGCTGGTGGTAATTGAATCACACCACCTGTGCGTCCTGCACCCTGTGTTTGATCTGAATTCTTATTGATTAAACTGCTGACTGCCATTGAAGCCACAAGATTAATGGCAAATCTACTGGCAATGACAGCAAGGCCTCCTGCGGCAATTTCAGCCCCTGTAAAAAATAACGGTAATATTAAACTTGCTGGCATTTATTGCTCCCACATTTCTTCTAATTTTCTAAATCCAAAGCGACCATAACTTAAGTCCGGACTGTTGATCATTTTGCTGATTGTATAGTATTTGATTTCACCACGGCTTTTGGCCAGTTCGGCGGCTTCTTGATAGGCTTTGAGTAATCTATAACCTGCTGATGTGCCTCTATGCTCTGGTTCAACCCAAAATGCCAATTCATTGAATGTGTGAATACTGGGATCCCATACATTTTCATTTTTAAGAGCCACAATCATACCAATGACCTTGTGATCCTTTTCTGCAACAAATAAAACACCACGCCCAATCATGATGTGGATCAATATCCCTTTCACGTAGATTTCATCATTAGATTCTTTAAGACACTCAAGAGGACTTTGACTTCTATAGTGTTTCATCATGTCCACAAGACAATCGAGATCAAATTTATTGGCAGGTCTTATGTTCATAGTTTCTGTCCAAAGTTAAACTTGCTGTTGCTGAGTGCGGGTATCTTATCCATGCTGACATCTGTTTCAGCATAGTTCTTCCAACTGGCTGAATTGGTATGTCGCCCTGCCACACGATTTTCTAACACTCGTTTGAAACTTGAACAATGTAGGGTAAGGACAAATGTGTCATTGTTGTCCACTCGATCCTCACTGATATTAAAATTAGTCACAATGCCTGTGTAGCGTTTAACTAGATCACCTTTGAGTGTGTAGTTGTCATTGTAGAATCCACGCCATATCTCAATCTTAGATCCTTTCAGTCCACTGTCAATAACCTGTCCTATCTTAGTTTGATCAACACCCACTAGCGTAATGGCAGTATCATAACTGGTTGCTGACAGGTCACGCTGATGTTCACTGATTGAAACCAATCCACCCATGCTGGTATAGGTGCCTGCAAAGGTTGTCCCACCAAATGTTTCACTACGATAACTGGTGCTGAATGTGTAAGTTGAACTTGAAACTGCACCAATGCCGGGTATCTGAATTTTTAAGAACTCAGCATTGATAATCTTGTTGGTGTTGGTTACTTGACTGATTACACCCATTATGCATCTCCAAGATATTCAGTCAATTCAAAATTGCCATCCCATTGAATCAATGCTGAACTAGATCCAGGCACCAATGTGTAAGTGGGCATATTCAAACAGATCATCTTAAACTGAACTGCATTGCCCACTGTTAACCCCACAGTGGTATATCCTGAAGTTAGAAAGTTGGGTCTATGTGTGGTAATTGTGACAGTTGATCCACTGCCACGGACTACATCTTCAGTGACTGTGAATGGATATGGATTTGATCCTATCTGTATGAAGTCACCTTTTTTAAACACCAAACTGCTTTGTCCGTTAGGCACAGCATTGGTTGATGGCAAACCATTGATGACCAATTGATTGCCTGCAAAACTAACTGTTTTTAGTCCACTCAACTGACTGGTATTCAACTGTCCTTGATATTGGCATAGGAAACTTTGTCCTGTAACACTTGAGAAACTGATTGTCTCAGGCAGTCTACGGTCTAGGTAATCAAGTCCTTCAATGACATCACGATACAAATGATAGGGCATAGCGGCTGACAAGCCCACTGACATACGCCATGGATTTCTTGTAGGTGTTTCACTGACTTTGATGATCTCATTGCGTGTGACCTGTGTGCCAACGACTCTTCGGCGATTGAACTGAATTGATTCAGCAAGATTTATAATTGTTTGTAGTGGCGCTGCCATTATCTTGTCCTCATTGGTAATTCACGACGGGCTTGTTCAACATTGCCAAACAGGGTCATGCGATGTTCTGCAAATAACTGTTGAACTGATCTAGAGTCAAGAGCAGATATGTTGTTGATTATAGTTGTGCCGCCACCTATTGAACCACTAGAACTGCCACCTAACTTATTGTTAGGAACGATTGTGCCAGCACTATTAGGCATAAACAATTCTGGTCCACGCTCACCAACCATGTATGGCTTGCCTGGGCTAACTGGTCCACCAATGGCCTTGCCTGGTAAACTGAAACCAAACATACCTAACACTGAATTAAACAACTGCGTGGCTGCGGCTCTCAACTGAATCTTAATCAAGTCCTGAACCACACTGGCGGCAAAGTCTTGGAAATTAAACTTGCCTGTTGTCACAAACTTATCTAATGCTGATCCCATGTTATTAAACACTGAATCAGCGATTTGTTCACCTTGTTTCAATGGTGTCAATGACTCTTGATATTTCTTCATTGATGAACGAACACCTGCTGAGAAGTCTTGTTCTCTAGCCAACTTGGCATCTGCTTCAGCATTGATTAAACCAATACGCTTGGCATACTCATCATTGATCTGTTGTTCTCTTACCAATCGTTCATCATTAGGCAGATCTTTAATGGCATTCAACTGATCCAATGCAGTTTTCTGTTGTTGAATAGCATCAAAGATTTTATTTTGACGCTCTTGGTCAATGGTGCCTAAGTCAATAATGGCTTTTTGTAATTCAAAGCGTGCCTGTAATTGTTGGGTCTGTTCCTGTAGACCTCTAACCTGTCCTAATGCCTGCACTCGGGCTTGATCTACTAGTTTATAATAATCAGCCATCTCCTTAGCACTTTGTTCTGCCTGTGCCATTTCTTCAGTGGCAATCTTGACATTAAGAGCAGTTCGAGCCTTAGCAGTATCTAGTGCGGCTTTGCTTTCTATTTCTTTTATTCTGGCATTTAATTCGCCAGTCAATTTGATCTTTTGTTCTTTTTCTTTGGCGGCAATGTCTAATTTTAATCTTGCAATGTCGGCTTGTGCATTGACTTCAATGGCCATTATGTCATTGCTAGATGCCAGTGCATTGTTTCTATCCACATTGGCCAATGCTTGTGCGGCTGCCTTGCGACTTTCAATTAATGCTTTGTCTTGAGCACTGAGTTCACTGGCTCTGTTGGCTGGACCTGTTGATGCTTTGCTGGGTTCAATGACATTGCCAGTTGTGGGTCCTGGTAATTTTCCTCCACCCAACTTGGCATTGTTTTCATCCAGTGCCTTGTTTATGGCAATGATAGCCGCAGTGGCAACACCAGCCGCGGCTGCTAGAGTGGCCCAAGCCTTAGGTCCTTGTAGGGCCAACCCGGCCGCTTGTAATCCAATGCCTATTTTAGTAACTAGATTGAATTCTTGTAGTGCTTTGACCACTGCTAATATGTTGGCTATTGCGGCGGCACCCATTGCGGCGGCTAATAGTCCGCCTAATACCTGTATGGCAGTCGATGCTGATTTGGCAGTGACTTCAGTTCCACCAAACAATTTTAGGATAGGGTCAATGGCCAATAGGGCACCTTCTTGCAGTGTGCGAATCTGTTTGTCCATTCTATCAGCCGCATCACCACCTGCTTTAATTGCATCAGCGGCTTCGAAGGCTGATATCTTGCCATCCTTAAGTTCTTGTAGGAATTTGGTTAAATCAACAGCACGAATTGACTTGCCAAATATGCTGGTAGCCAATGCTGTTCTAGTTGAACCTTCTTCCATACCAGCCAATTGTGTAATGGCTTGACTCAATAGGTCTGCTTCACTCTTATTTTTCAAGTCATCTAAACTGATGCCTAATTTTTGGAATGAATCACGTGCTTGGTCACTGCCCTGTAGTGCAGTTTCCATTGTTTGATAAAATGTAGTGATAATTCTTTCAGTGTTGCGAGCCTTACCACCTGCGGCCGCCAGTGCATCTTCAAAGCCTTTGATACTACCAATGGCTAAACCAGTAGCATCGCTCAAGTCACTGATACGATCCGCCATCTCAATGGCACTGTGAATGAATGCGGCAAAGCCAACACCCAACATGGCAGTGGCCAATCCTTCAATCTTGGCTTTGGCCTGTTCGGCTCCACTGGCCAATCGATCTAATTTATTTTCACCATCGACACTAATCTTAACTTTGAAGTCTTCTACTGTTGCCATTTTATTTTCCTAAGTTCTTTTTAATATAGTCCTGCAAAAACTTGATAGTGGGTCTAGTCATACCATTGGGTCTTTGCTTGCTATAACCATCATCAAGACGTGTAGCATAAGGATAGTCAGCACGAATTTCATCATTGCGAACACTGGTATTGCTACGAGCATTACCTGTTCGAATTGGTGTGTTGGCAACAAATGTCGGCAATGCTAATTTTGCCATTTGATTGGCATTGAGAACACCTTTAATTTCTTTTACTCTCAAACTGAATTCACCACTCATTGTGCTTTCCTCATGTTGACTAATTCAAGTAACTGTTCTTGACTATAGTTTTCTGTTGCATTAGGATCCTTTTGATAATTTTCCCAGGTTGAGTAAACATCGGTAATCATGATATCATAAGTTGTGGCTCGTGCCAAGACTTCACTGGGCAACAGGCCATATGTTCTGGCTATGTGCCCAATGGATATCATTTTGGCTGATTCCCACTGCTTTGGATCGACGACCTGGTCTTTGACTTTCCCAGGCATTCATTGATCTTGGTCAATGCGGCTACACTGATGTCAATGGGCAATGCTTCATCATCACCAAGCACAGGTTGTCCATCTTTGTTCAGTATGATCTTACGCATTAAGACATTTAATTCGCCACCTGACTTTTCGCCTTGACTGCGGAAGAAGTCAAAATAGGTTGTGATGTCCACAAAATCTTTCATGTAGAACGTGATTGATTCACCATACTCTTTGACAATGTCTTCACTGTCAAGAACAATTTCTACTAGTTCGGGTCGTTTTGCTAATTGTCGAATATCCATATATCTTATTCCTTTAGATCTCTATCTTTGATTGTGTTTAGAACTGCCAGTGCAAATCGCAATCTGCTTTCTGCCTTGTCTAAATCATCTTGTGCGTGGCGAATTTCATTTAGGCTCTTGGCAACTTCACCAACAATGCTGTCAACTAATTCAGCCGAGGTTAACTGATTAAAATCCATAAACCATCCTTCCTTTATATCTATGATATTTACTCAAGAGAAAGGACTCTGGTTTTAATAGAGTCCCTTTTCCGTCTAAATTAAATTAAACTACTGCGGCTGTAAAGTCGCCTGACACTTCTAATGTTAGAGGTGCCAACCACACTGGTGAGTCAGGTGACACAGTTGGGCTCAATCCAGTAATGAATGAGCCTTCAACAGCGGTAACATACTTGCTACCAGTTGTTGGGTTTGTAGCATTCCAATACATCCTAAAATAGATAGGTGTCTTGTCATTGCTGAGTTTGAATAATCCACGCTCTGCGGCAGTAACCTGGTTAGTGGTTGTTGTTCCGAAGAATGTTGCGGGATCCATAACAATGTTCAATGATAACTGATTTGTTGCAGGAGTAGCAATCGCCTTCTCACTACCGCTATCGAGCGTCTTCCAACGGAATACACCATTACCGTTATTAACAGTAATGTTTTGTAGACCTGGAACAACGATCATGCCGGTAGTAGCAGTTGACGAAATTGTCGCTGTGCTAAAAACCAATGTAACGAATGAACTTGCTTCACTTGCGTTAATATAAGCCATTTTGTTTTCCTTATTGTTTTATCGTGCTAAGTCTAAACTCGAAAGTATAGATTAACACATCTTCTTGCTTGTCTGCGGTATAGTCACTCTCAACTTTGAAAGTGCTTATACCTGTGCTGTCTTTGGCACCTAATATTCTTGTGATAAGAGTATCCAACTGTGTAGGCTGATTCTTAGCATCAACTGCCAAATAGGCATTGGTGATAATATCATCTTGTAGGACATTATTGCCACCTAGAACAGCGATAAGAGTTTTCTCTTCTCTGTGTTCTTTATCAACATAGATCTTTTTCTTATTCTTAATGTATAGTGGATTGCCATCTTGTTCCCAAGGCAATTCTTGACTGACAGCAAACTGGGTAAGTGTGCTGGTAGCCGAAGTGATTGCTGATAACAGTTGTGCTCTCATCTGACTCTCACTATATTACTACGAATAGGCATCTTCTCTGTGTT